TTGTAATACTGCTTTTACAAATTGTTCAAAAGATAAGTTACCACCTTTGTTTTTGTACTTAACATATTCCATCATTAACATTTGTTCGGCTTGTGCTTCTCCTGCACCACCACCCATGTTTAACATAGCACGACCACCGTCAGCTGCGTAAAAATTTTGCATTACATATTTTTTCTGTGGCATAAAATCTAAACCAGCACCCTTAGTGCCTGTTTGACTATAGTAATCTTTTGCTCTTTGTGTTTGATATGCTGGGTCCATAACTTCTACATCTTCTTCTACTTCTTCGTCACCACCCATTAAGAATGGAGCTGCGATTGCTGTAGCACCTAGGCCACCGGCTAGCATTCTACCCATGCTAAAATCATTTTCTTTTTTTCCATCAACTCTAAACATGTTTCCAACATTACCTAAAAAACCTGTTTTACTTCTTAGTCCAGAAAGTAAATTACCTCCTGTTCCTCTTAAAAAACCTGCACCAAATTTACCACCTGAGAATGGACCTAAACCTCCGGCATACATACCAAGACCGCCAAGTATGGCCATCTTACCTAAAGGACTTTTAGTAATTTTCTTCACAGCACGACCAGCTTTCTTTACAAGTTTACCTAAAAAATAACCTTGTCTAGGATCTTGTAAGGAACCTATTCCTGATTGTATTTGTTGGGGTTCTTGCATTCTAGATATTGCCATAAATTTACCTTAATTCCTATGTTTACTTGGTTTTTGACAACAAATCAAGAGGCGGCATGATAACTTTTACGTCCTGTGCCATGTCTTCATTTTTAAAACCCTTGCTTTCCCAGTCTTTTCTTTCCTTAAAAAGTTCACCTGTTTGCTTGTGTCTGTAAATAGTTTCTACTTTAGCTTCTTTTATTTCCATTAGTCTATTTCTCCTTTTTTAATGTTTAAATAGCTAATAGCTATATCGAACGAATCAGCAGTGCTTGCTTGCACTGTAAAGGTTTTACCACCTTCTACTATTAGCGGTTGGGTTAGTAATTCTTTTGTTGTGTTAGCTGTTAATTGTGTAGATTTTATGGCTGTAATACTATTATTAGTAACAGTTACAGTAGGTGTGCCTGCAGATGTGACAAGAATGGATTTAATAATATAGGTTTCACTAACCAAAGGATTGCCACTTCCTAAGGGTGTAAGCGCACTACCACTTGTGTCATTGTCTATGCCAACAAATTTGTATAAATTTGATACTGCCATTATTCTAAAAAGAAACTTTTAGCTTCTATTTCCTGTTTTACTTCTTCTTGAAAAGAGGTATTTAATTTTTTAATTACTGAGTCCAAATCTCTAACCAAAGATTGAAACGTTCTTTGTTCATACTCTTCTGTAGCTCTAGTTAATGATTGTATAATTTTAGCCATCGTAAAATCCTAAACCATCAGTAGAAATAAAGGCATCAGTATTTACAATACCATCTGCCATATTTACATTTGAATAGCTTGGTTGAAAAGTTATTGGATCTCTTTGTGGTCTATTAAAAGTATCATTGTATTCTAAATAATCATACATACTTCTGTAAGGACCTTCTACTACACCTGCAGTCATTCTTTGGTCTAATGGTCTAACAAAAGTATTAGATATTGGTACCTTGCTTGTTTCATTACTCTCTGGTGTAGTTGATAACATTAATTCATTATCAAGGTCATTATAATATTCTGGATTTTCACTAACTAAACCACGCATATCATAAGTTGGTTCGTTATATTTTTTTCCTAAACCAAATTTCTGGCCTAAACCTCTTATGGCATTTCCAATAAATCCCCCACCTCTAATAAGACCCATAAGACCGCTACCTCTTGTTTCTCCAAAAGCTTCAGGGTTATACTGTCTAGCTAATCTTAATTCTTCAGGAGAGACAGTATTTCTACTATCAAAAAAACCTGGGTTGACTCTTTGTCCACCACCTGCTGCAATAAGAGCACTTCTATAATCTTGTACGTCTTGACCTGATGCTCCTTCAGCTAATGTATCAGATGTGTTTCGACCTGATTCAGCAGCACTAGTTGCTGCACCAGACATACCAACTTCATTACCGGAAGAATCTTTTGATCCATATCCATTTAAACTCATGATGCCCGATGGTCCTTTGTTAACACCACCTTTTAATGAACCATGTAAATCTTTTTTAACAAGTAAATCTTTTTCGGCTTTTGTAATATATGCTAATTCTGTTTCAGGATGGTTTGGGCTAGACTTCCATTTTAAAGGAGCCGTAACTTCTTTTTGTTTTCCTAAATAATTTTTTACCCCACCTTGTACGTCGTATTTCATTATCTTCTTCCTCCTGGATGTATATCCAATCTAAATGTTCCTAATTTCCAATCTTCTCCAACAGCAGTATTGGCAACTTCTAAGGCTACTTGTCTAGCTCTTACACGTACGTCTTTTTTAGTCGTAGAAGAGTCACAAGTAAAGCTATTTGTAACCTGTGTGCTATTTGGATAAATTCTTGTTTTAAATTTAACTGCTGTGTTTCCTGTTTGCTCAATAAAATCTGATATAAATCTACTAATTCTCATTATAAATTCTCCGTCACCTCTAATATCAGGCATTCCTACAGTTTGTCCTGTGCTACTTCTACGTTGGGTAATATCAAAATCACCCGAAACAATGTTAGCAAGTATTGGAGTAATAACTCCACCAGCATCAACTTGATCGGTCCCCGTTTCCTGTTCATAGTATATAGTAATTCCGTCTGTGTTACCAATTACGTCGTAAGAAGAGTTGTCACTAGTTGTGTAGTAGGTTGCGTTAGGTAAATTAAATACTGAAGAATCTACCCAAGCAGTTCGTGCTAAAGATCCAGTAGTCCATATAGGCTGTTTTACTGATGAGTCTAAATAGTTATATGTAACTTGTCTGTTAATAACTAATGATGCACCACTACAATAAAACCAAGTTACTTCTCCAAATAAGTTATTTAAACCGACGTTGATAAGATCTCTTGCTGTTGTGTTTAAATTATCAAAAACAAAATCTTCAACTAAACATGGCATAGATTTTAATTGACCATCGTATGTAAAGAAACCATTTTCAGACATCCAGTAGGACGCACCATCAATTTCAACAGCTGCGTTCTTACCAATTAGCCCACAGTTAGTTCCTACTTGTTGAAAAGAAAATGTAAAAGGTGCTCCAACAAATTGCATTAAAAACAATGCTGTATCTGTCCAGACATAGATTGCATCCCTACCTTTAACAGCTCCCATAATTCTTGATCCGTCAGCAAGTCTTTGTGTACCTGCAGTATTATTTGCAGTAACAGTATAAGAATCTGATTGATCAATATTTTCTTGATCTGAAAATCTAATAAACATATCGTCTTGTGTATTGCTATCACCTATAGTTGTTTCAGTTCCAAAAAATACTAAGTGTCTATCTGGAGTCGAAACTATCATGTGTCTTGATTTTGTAGGAGCGTTTGGTAGAATAGTAGCTCTAGTATTTACAGCATTAGTAGGTGCCCCATCCCATTCAAAAACAGGACCATTATAAATTAATGCAATAAGTTTTGTACCGTAGTTATCTAAAACCCATAAACCAGGTGATATAGTGAAATCTGCTGTAGAGGCATCACCCCAGGCAACATAATCAGAAATATTTGTAACTGTATCTCCACCACTGTGTGCTGCTTTAGTTGTGCCGTTCACTTCTCTTGCACCTCCACTTAAAACTCCTGTACCTGTATTATTAGCTGTGTAACTAATATCTTCTGATCCAATTCTTATTTCTCCAGAAGAAGGAAAGGCAGTAGAACTAGTTAAGGGAATGTCAGTAACGGTATCATTAATGCCTGAGGCTAGTGTTGTAGTTGCAGCACCGGTAGCTTGACCGCCATAGTTTGCAGTTCCCCATCCAAAACCGCCTAGTTGTTGAGAAGGACCTACGTTGTAATAACAAAGAACAGAAGCTGATCCACCGTTAGTTACAGGTGTTCCTGATTCTACAGTAGTCATAGTTACTGTAAATGTAGTAGCCGTAGGAACTGACGAAACCATAAATTTTAAATCTTCAAACGAAGCATTGGTAAAAGTAGAACCTGATAAACCGGTTACACTATCAAATAAAACGATATCATCTTCTACTAATCCATGGGCCCCGGTGCATGTAATAGTGACAGTGGCTGATGAAGCAGTCGTTGTAAAATCAGCTCCTGTTAAAGTTGTCCGAATAGGATGAATGTCATAATATATATCTCCTTGAAGAACGTATAAAATTCTATTGGTCCCTATAGCAGCATATTTAACAGAGTCATTGTTCTCCCAATGATGTATTGCTCTTGCAGCACCCGTTAATTTACTTGTGCCTTTTTGACTCCAACCACCTATTTTTTCAGGACTACCGTATCTAAAACGAACATTATCACCATCAAACCATTGCCCTTCGGCACCTGTTTCGGTAACTTGTTTATTGAATCCTGGTAAAAATCCTAATTTTTGTAGCATAATTCTACTCTACTTTATCAATTATTAAATTCCAAGATAAATTATCTAGCAATTCATCTATGTTAAAATCTTTTCTGTCAGTAGATTTAACATATTCGTGTAATTCTTCGGTGTCAAATAAGACCCATTTATTAATAGTTTCAAACACCATTTTATCAGATTTTGATTTAAAGTAACCTGTTTTTTCAGCTCTATTATTGACCTCTTTTAAGGGTCGAATATCAAATTTAAAAGTTTGATTACCGTTTTTTAATCTACCTTCTACGTCCCAGATTTCTTTTTTTCTTTGTTCTGGAGTTGCTAAAACAGGGTCTGATAAATAATTTATAAAAGTTTTCAGATTGTTATTTTTTAAACCAAGAGGGTAGACCTATATGCGGACGTTTATCAAACATGTTTTGTTTAGCCCCCTTTGTCTTAGCATTATTATAGTGTAAAAAAACTTGCACACATTCGTTGCCTTTAAATTTTTCTCTCCAATGTTCTAACTCGCAACCAGAATAGACTAACATATCCCCTTGTTTTAAATCTACTCTAACACCTTTCTTACCTCTTTCTCCTGACGGCTCTAAATATATAGGCCAATCATCGCCACCAAGATTCATAGTTGTAGATATCTCACAACTAAATCTATCTTTGTGTCTTTTTAAAACATCACCTTTTTTATATATTCTTGCATACGTGTATGCTGGATATAATTTAAGACCTGTTGCTTTTTCCATTTGTGGTTGGCATTTTAACATTAAAGTTTCCATAGCAATATTAGAATAGTGACTATATGTATTTGGTACTTGTTGATTATTACCTTCATAACGACCTAACATATCTTCAAAAGGTGAAATATATCTTTCTTTTAAACAAGTATCATAAACTTGTTTTTGAATACTAAAATAATTTGCAACAAAAGATGCTAGGTCTTTTGATATTGCTTGTTTAATTACTGTATATTTATTTTTTTTAAACATCTCTAGCCATTTCTTTTGGAATTGCTTGTATATTCCAATGTATAAACCTAAATGGTTCTATACCTAAATCTAAAGCAAATTCATGTTCTAGATATCCAGGAAATATCATTATTGTTCCTGGCTTAGGTGTAAACTTTACTTGTTCTGCTACAGGCCATATCATTCCTTGTTCTGGTTTCATTTTTAATTTAGTAGCTCTCGCTCCTGTTCTAGGGTCATGAAAGATAGGGTATGATGTTTTTTCACTACATTTTAAAAAATAAAATCCAGAAACATGTTGATTCCAATGCATGTGTGCAGAGTGATGTCCACCACCTTTTTTTGCAAATTCTTGAACCCACATTTCTGAAAATGAAGCTTGATAATGTGACATATCAAAACCTTGTGCATCTAAAAATTGCAAAGATTTTTCACCAACATATTTTTTAAAATCTAAAAATTTATTATCTTTTATTAAAGAAGTTGAGTGATAGCTTGTTCCAAAATCACCATATTTTTTTATGTATTCTTTTTTAGATTTTTTAGCATCTTTAATATATTTGTTAGATTCGTTATTTAAAGAATCTAAAAACTCAGGTTTGTAGTCAAACCAAAATGTTGTTGAAAAATAATTACTAGCTTGCATAACTTTCTGTTAAAATATTTTTTATAGCATTTTTAAAAAAAATAACAATCATTTTAAATAATTGAACCAACCTGTAATTATATATTTCGTATGTTTATTGCTTACTTGACCTTTATGAGTGTGGGTCCAATCTGAAGGCCATATTAAAGTTAATCCTTTTTTTGCAGGTACAGTTAATTTTTGATACATAAATTCTGTACCTCCCTTAGGCACATCATTTAAATAAGTCATCCAAACTAAACACCTATCTTGCGTATTAATACCGCCTCTTTCAGCATGCCATTCATAAAAACCATCTTTAGGTTTATATTTCTGTATATTACAACCACTTTTTAATGTGTATCTTTCTAGGTATCTAACTCTATCATACTTATGTTCATATTCTTGTATTGCCATATTTAAGTATTGTAAGTATTCTGATAAATCTTTTTCGTCTTCAACATTTTCAAAAGGATTTAAATATATATCCTTGCTTTTTTTAAATTTAAATTTTTCTTTACCCTTACTTGTGCCGTTACTGTAAACTCTTCCATTTTTTTGTTTTAAAGAATTTTGTTCAAAATAATCAATTAAATTGTCACAAACATATTCAGGTATATATACACCATGTATAAATGTTTCATCTAAAAAATTATGTAGTTTTAAATTAGTTGGTCTTATGTTTTTTTTCATTGTGTTAGATAAAATCCACCCATCCAGTTATAATGTATTTATTTTCTTTAGGTGCATTTACCCCTTGATGTAAATGAGTCCAACCTGCAGGCCAAATATAAAAATCACCAGCTTTTGGTTTTATTGTTAAATTTTGAAAAATAAATTTAGTACCACCTCCTTTTTTTATATTGTTTAAAAATATCATAAATGCAAAAACTCTTTTTAAATTTGGAGAGCTACCATCATTTTCACAATGTATAAGATTATAAAAATTATTAGGTTCATATTTCATTAACAAAACATTTTTATTCATACTCCATTTATTGATATACTTGTCTATTAAAGAATATTTTTTTTTAAAATTATTTATAGACTTAAATAAAGTTTTACCTAAACCAAAATAATCTTCATAATTATTTATTAACAAATTTAATTCAAGGTCGTTAATATTTTCTATACCCTCACCTGTTTTTCCAATAAAAGATTTATCAATATTTTTTTCAAACCAATTTATAAGTTTATCGCAAGAACTATGAGAATAAGCCTTTGGTATCCTATGTATAAAATTCATATTATCGAAAAGGATCACCTAAATGCCACATCACAAGACTATACCTAGTCCCAGCAGTAACAGGTTTAACTCTATGCCATGTATTAGAAGGAAAAATTATAATAGATCCTTTTGGTAATATATCTTTTGCTTGAACTACATGTTTTGATTCATCTCTTAGTGCAGGATCATAATTTCTAAAATCAAATTCTAGTTCACCTCCTTCGTATTCAGAACCATCAGTAAGTTGACATGTCATAGATAGTTTTCTAATTTTTCCATGTTGAAGAGTATTTGGATTATCATATGGTTTTTTCCATTCATCTGAATGCCAGTCATAATATTGATTTAATTTGTATTTAGTAAATTGAGCGTTTTCTGAAAAATTCCACTGATAATTCCAACCTGCTTTTATATTAGCTATTTTTACAAAAGGATGTAATTGTCTATAAATCCAATTTTCATCGAGCCACGAAATATTGCAATCTCTTATAGTTTTAATAGATTTAATTTGTTCTTTTGTTAAGTCCTCTTTATCAAAACCTCCTGTTCTAGCCATCATTTCTTTTTTAGCTAAACCTGCTTTAATTACATCATCACAAAATTTTAATGGTAGGGCAGATTTAAAACACCAGATTTTAGCAGGTTCTTTTATTTTCATTTTATTTTCA